GGATCTCTTTGCGGATAACGAGGCCTATATGATTGTTTCAGAGGCAAGGCTATCCCTTTTTACAAAGAAGAACTATATGAAACGTAAAAAGGAACTGACTAAAGCCCTGCAATCTGGAGGGATAACCATCACGGATAGACAGTATGTAGGTTACGAACACGACACTAAATTTCATCATTACGCCATTGATGTAATGAAAGAATATGAAACGGAGGAAGAATAAATGGCAACGATAGGATTGGATAGTTTATTTTATGCCAAGATCACAGAAGATCAAAACGGAATTGAAACCTATGGAACCCCTAAGGTGCTGGCTAAAGCCATGACTGCAGAATTGAGTATTGAGCTTATTGAAGCAATACTCTACGCAGATGATGGAGCCAGTGAAGTGGTCAAAGAATTTAAGAGTGGCGCTTTAAGTTTAGGAATTGACGATATTGGCTCTTTAGTGGCCCAGGATCTGACAGGATGCAAAATCGACAGCAATAACGTCGTTGTTTCAAGAAGTGAAGACGGTGGTAGCCCTGTAGCAGTTGGGTTTCGCGCTAAGAAGGCCAATGGAAAATACAGATACTTTTGGCTCTACAGGGTTATTTTCAGCGTTCCCGCTACAAGCCTTGCTACCAAAGGTGACTCTATCACATTTAGCAGTCCCACCATAGAAGGAACAGTATTCAGGAGAAATAAACTGGACGGAGAGAATAAGCATCCTTGGAAAGCGGAAGTCACTGAAGGCGATAACGGTGTATCTGCATCAACGATTACGAGCTGGTTTACATCCGTTTATGAACCAGATTTCACAGCAGTGACACCAACCATTACAATTACAACTCAGCCAGCAAGCTTAACTGAAGTAACCGCGGGCAGCATTACAGGAAGCCTTTCTGTTGTGGCAAATTCCAACACCTCAAACCCTGTAACCTATCAGTGGTATGAAAATACCATCGATAGCACCACTGGCGGAACTATTATCAATGGAGAAACTTCTGAGAGCTTTGATATTCCAACGGACCTCTTGGCAGATACCTATTACTACTACTGCATCTTAAGCTCTAGTGGTGCAGCAAATGTGACGACCACAGTGGCAACTGTTGTTGTTTCTTAATGGGAGGGTTGATCATGGCAGATGAAAAATTAAAGCTTGATGAAGCATCTGAAGAAAGAAGTACCACCATTGATATTGGGGGCGCGGAGTTTAAGATGATTCTTACAACTAAAGCAACAAAGGAAATTGCCAAGCGCTATGGGGGACTTGAAAACTTAGGTGAAAAGCTCATGAAAAGTGAGAACTTTGAAATGGCTCTGGAGGAGGTGGTATGGCTCATCACTCTTCTGGCCAATCAGTCCATCCTGATCCACAATATTAGGAACAAGGATGATAAAAAAGAACTTCTCACAGAAGATGAAGTGGAGCTACTTACCACCCCTTTTGACCTGGCTAATTACAAGAATGCCATTATGGCCAGTATGCTTAAAGGCACGAAAAGGAATGTGGAGAGTGAACCATCAAAAAACGAGGTAGTCGGGTAAGTGATCAAGAGTTATTTACCCGACTCATTTATTATGGCACTGCCCACCTTAATAGAAATGAAGACGAGGTCTGGCTTTTACCAATTGGTTATCTAATGGACCTTTGGGAGTGCCACAAGCAGTTTACTGGGATATCAAAACCAAGAGTAGATTATACAATCGATGATGTTATACCAGAATTTCTATAAGGATTCTACCCAACACCGTAAGAGGTGTTTTTTTACGCCCTGAAGGAGGTGAAAGTATGTCGGACTTTGGACTGAAGATTGGCCTTGAAGGCGAAAAGGAATTTAAAAATGCACTTCGCGAAATTAATCAGGACTTTAAGATACTAGGTTCAGAAATGAATCTGGTTACCTCACAGTTTGATAAGCAGGATAAATCCCTCCAGGCAGTTACTGCAAGGAATGAGGTTCTTAATAAAGAAATCGATGCTCAAAAAGACAAGGTTAAGACACTTGAATCTGCCTTAAAAAATGCAGCAGAGTCCTTCGGGGAAAATGACAAGCGAACAAAAGCCTGGCAAGTTCAGTTAAATAATGCCAATGCAGATCTCAATAAAATGGAAAAGGAACTGGAAGATTCCGCTGTAGAAGCAGAAAAACTGGGAGAGCAGTTAGAAGAATCCGGTAAGTCCGCAGAAGGCGCTGGTGGGAAGTTTGAGAAATTCGGAGGAGTTCTTAAGGGGATTGGAACGGCAATGGGTTCTGTAGCTCTTGCTGCAGGTGCCGCTACCATCAAACTAGGAACTGAGATTGTCCAGCAGTTTGGAGAGCTTGAGCAGAATCTTGGTGGTTCTGAAGCTGTATTTGGAAAGTACGCTTCTTCCATTCAGAAAACTGGTGAGGAAGCCTACAAAAATCTAGGTGTATCCCAGAGTCAATATTTGGCCACAGCCAATAAGATGGGAGCCCTTTTCCAAGGATCTGGTGTAGAACAGCAAAAGAGTTTAGAACTGACGGAGAAAGCCATGCAGCGAGCTGCAGATATGGCGTCTGTTATGGGAATCGATATGCAGGTTGCCCTTGATTCTCTTGCTGGTGCTGCTAAGGGTAACTTCACCATGATGGATAACTTGGGAGTTGCCATGAATGCCACAAATATCGAAGCCTATGCTCTTGCAAAAGGACTAGATTTTACATGGGCATCGGCAACAAATGCAGAAAAAGCTGAAGTGGCCATGCAGATGTTCTTTGAAAATACGGAGCAATATGCTGGGAACTTTGCCAGAGAGTCCACCCAAACCGTCACAGGGTCCATAGGTCTTTTACAAGCTGCTCTAGGTTCATTTACGGCAGGTCTAGGAAATGCAGATGCGGATATGACAAACCTAACCCAAAATCTTGTAGATGCTTTTCAGGCAGTCGTCATCAATATTGTTCCGATCCTGGAGAATGTGGTAACAGCACTACCAACAGCTATGGATGCGATCCTTATGGCCATTGGAGACCTTCTGCCAGTTCTTCTTAGTACAGTAACGGATTTATTCAGCCAGGTTCTGGAAACCTTACTGAGCCTACTTCCAGAACTGATTCCAGCAGCTGTAGATGCGGTTATGACAATTGTTGGAGCACTCATTGAGAATTTGCCGCTTTTAATCGATGCGGCTGTTCAGCTCATTACTGCCCTTGTAGAAGGTTTAGGTTTGGCTTTACCTGAGCTTATACCTTCTATGGTTGAAGCTGTCATCTTAATCGCAACAACCTTAATCAATAATCTGAATCTCGTCTTGGATGCAGCTTTTCAGATTATCAGTGGATTGGCTCAAGGGCTTTTAAATGCTCTCCCTACACTAATTGAAGCCTTACCCCAAATCATCAACAGTATTATTGGTTTCATTACGGGAAATCTACCAAAACTCATTGAAATGGGTGTCCAGCTTACCATCCAACTTGGCGTGGGATTAATCCGTGCCATTCCTCAAATTGTTGCTCAGCTGCCTCAAATCATATTCTCTATTGTGAACGGACTCACCAGAGGGATTCCATCCATATTGGAGGTCGGAAAAAATATCGCAAGAGGATTATGGGATGGTATTGCGTCAATGATTGGTTGGCTCGGAGAAAAAGTAAAAAACATGGTCAACGGTATCGTTGGTGGTGTTAAGAAGGTTCTTGGTATCAACTCACCTTCTAAGGTATTTGCTGGCATTGGTGCTAACATGAGTGAGGGTATTGGAGAAGGATTTACCGATGCGATGAGCGGCATAGAAAAGGACATCCAGGGTGCAATACCTACTGATTTTAATCTTGATACTAGACTCAACATCGATGATTCACTTCAAGGTTTTAATCCTAATAGAGAGACTACTTCAATAATTCAACATACAGGAGTTATTGAGGTTAGAGGAATAAATACAAAGAATGAGCTAACTGGTGTGGTTGAAATCATTATGGACCAGTTTAGAAGGGAGGCTAGAATCTGATGATTAGACTTGAAACTTCTAATGGAGAAGTCCTTTCAAGGATTCTTAAAGACCTCTCCCCCTTTGAATATGTTTCAAATCGTGTAGTAAATCGACTTTTAGACGGAAGTTATCACGTTCAGGTGATAGGTAGTCCTCTTAAGAGTACAGTAGGCACTATCGTATCAAGTTTTAGACAGGCAGAAAAAATTAACCTTCTAATTGACTTTGGCACTCCACTGGTTATGATTTTTCTTGATAAAAAATATGAAGTCTACATCGATGAGAATATTTCTTGGAAACGGATTAATTTCGCGCACGGTAATTTAGATAAGAGTCTTTTTGAAGGAACAATTAAAATGGTTCTCAAAGAGGAGGTGTCGAGTTGAGAAGCGTCACCCCCTACTTGAACGAAAAGCTAACAAGCACACAGCAAACACCAGCTAACAAGGCTGATCCAAGGATGAGCATAAGGGTAAGCAGGGCTAGGACCACCGTAATGGATTCAGACTACTGGACCGTTGAAACCATAAGAACAGCAGATAATTTAGGGGACATATCCCTAGCAGCAAGAAGAAGGGTTCCCTATGGATCTCCGGACAGCATCTATGAGATCCATATTGAAGGCGGTATCGTTAAATCATCAATTAGGAAATATCCTGACTACTTTAAGCTTGGGTGGGTTCAGCAGTTTGAACTTGGGGAAGGTAGCGCTGTAGCCATAGCCTTTAATGGAAACTGGCAGCTTCACAGAAGAAAATGGAGACTCGCAACGGACGAAAAGCCATTTATATTCTGGGTGGATTCAGATGGAGTCTTATGGAGCCAGCTGTGGGATTTAAGTGAGACAAAAAGACAGATTTCCTCCTCGGTTACGAAAGTTAAAGCCATAAGAGGCTGGAAAAATGTGAACTTCCCGGACAAGGACCAAGGGATCATCGTCTCCTACATTAAAACCGATGGAAAGGTATATTATTCAAGCTACTGCCAGACAGTGGACTTTACAAATGTATGGGAGCCTGAAAGACAACTTGCTGAGTTCACTGGTACTGCCATATCTCTTAATATGTTTATCACAAATGACTTTAGAATGGGTTTTACCATTGAGGATTCTTCAGGAAACATACACTGGATGGTCACAGAAAGAAACTGGGCTGGTATGGCCATAGCAACAGAAACCATAAAGCCATATTTGGAGAAGTCAAAGACAGAACTCATAAAGATTACCTATCATGATGTGTTTGAGCCTGCAGAAACCATTAGGGTCTACTCCCCCTATTCAGCGGGTTTAGAGCACATTTTTCATGATGTTTATAATAAGTTTTTATGGATTGCGAACCTTGATGATGGAAACGGCGACTGGGGCAGAACCATACAGTTTGAAACTCTTTACCCCATGCATGAACTACAGGTGGTTAACCTATTTCTGGAGGATATGTACTTTGGAATGGTGATCCCAGTTGGTGGTGTGACCCATCTTGGAGGGAACAAGTATCAAGTTTCAGTATCCGAGGAGACTCTGGTTGGTATGAACAATGCTCAAGGGAGTGTTAGACTCACCATTAAGAATCTTAAAACACAGCTTGGTCTGATGATGGATGACTTCTTTATAGAGTTTATACCAGTTAATCTAGTGCCATTAGAGATACCGCTACCTGTGGTGGAGGAGGTGTGGAATGAGTAAGAGTGAAGGAAAGAAGATTGCCATTAGATTTAGTGACAGGGTGATGGGTAACCTTGAGATACTGCCTAAACTACCCTTTATCGTTGGAAAGTTCGTAAACCTATTTGGGTTCTACGGGGCAAGCAGTACTTATTCATCATACTATCCCTCCAATGCCTTTGATGGATCTACTTCCTCCATGTGGTACACAAGGACTTCAGGGGAGCAATGGATTCAGGTAAGTACCGTAAGGCCCATAAGACTGGGAGGCTTCAGGTGGTATTTGGGGAGCAGCTATAGACCAAAGGATTTCAAGGTTCAAGGAAGTGACGATGGAGTCAACTGGACGGATCTATTTACTGGAACAAGTGAGGATACGCAAGGATGGAAGGAATACTACTGGCAGTATGCTGATGCTTATCTTTACCACAGATGGACGGTAACCACCCGATACTCAAGTTATCTTTACCTTTATGAAATAGAGGCATTCGTTCATGATGAAAAAGCGATCAAGGTAACAGGACTTCAAAGAGATTATGTGGGTGGAGAACTTAAGGAAGTAGACTATGCCATTAAGAAAATAGAGCACCACCCCACTGAGGAAAACACCATTCTAATTACCTTGCATGATAACTACCAGGAAGCTTTTGATGAAGTAGAAGGTGCCATCACCATTCAGTACAAAGGTCAGCTTGGAAACCTCATCGGGTATGGCGGGGCTGTGGAAGACTTTACAGTAGGCTTTGATCCAATAGATCTCATCTCCTCACCTAATCCTGGCATCGAGGAAAGGTTAACGGTTGGAGTAAATACCAGAGCAGTTTTGATACCAGTAACCTATCACAGCATCTATGACCTTTCTGAAAGAATCCGAGTTGTGGGACTTACCATAACAACCCAGCTGATCTACTCAAGTATTGAAAATCCATAGGAGGAATA